GCCCCGGAGTCCAACCCAATTAGAAGGCTCCTGGCCAGGCCCAACGATAGCCAGGACATCTATGACCTCCTTGAGGACATCATTGTGTCCTATTACCTCACCGGGAATTGTTTTCTGCATAAAGAGCGTTCAGCCTCCGGGACTCTGCAATCAGTCAGACTGTTGAGGACCGACAGGATAGAAATTAAATCCAGCCCGGATGAGGGCATTGTGGCCTACAAATACACATTGAATGGCGTTGACTATTACCTGGCACCAGGGGATGTGTCACATTTGAAATTCCCCAACCCAATGAATGATTTGTATGGGTATAGTCCACTCCAGGCGGCAGCCAGCGCCCTGAACCTGGACCTGGCCCAGACTGCCTATGCTCAGAGTTTCATGCGGAACCAGGCAACCCCGGCTGGGCTGCTGACAGTGAAAAAGCGCCTGAACAGTGAGGATGAGGCCAACAGGATTAGAACCAGGTGGCGGTCTACCTTCGGAGGGGCAAACAGGTTTTCTGTGGCTGTGTTGGATGAGGATGCCACATTCCAGCAGCTAGGCAGCAAGCTGGGAGATATTGCCCTGGAGGAATTGCGGAACACCGTGGAATCCAGGCTGTGTGGAGTTATGGGAGTTCCACCCATCCTGGTATCAACTGTCCTGGGGCTGGACCGGGCGACATATTCCAATTATTCAGAAGCCCGGAAAACATACATGAATGAAACGGTCCAAAGCCTGGCAGGGAAACTGTCCAGATGGCTCACCAGGTGTTTTGGATATGAGTTCAGAGATGCCGGGTATGTGGTAGCTGACTTTTCCAGGGTATCCGCCCTGGCTGAGGATTTGACTGTCATATCAGACCGGGTCATCAATCAATACAATTCCGGGTTGATTTCATTGAATGAGGCCAGGAGTTATCTGAGCCTGAACCCATTGAACGGTGGAGACATCCGCAGGGTACCAATCAACATCATTGAGTCCAGTACTGACCAGGTTGAACCTTCTACCCTGGCGCTGGAAACTGGCCAGACATTATCCCTGGAACCAGGTGAGCTAAAGGCCCTACCTGACCAACTCATCCCAGACACGGCTATCAAGCCTGAACCAGCAGACTTTCCTGCCAGGTATGACGGTCTGATGAGTGAGTTGCTGGATGCCAGGATTGCCGAAGTGGAAAACCTGGACCCAAAACTCCAGCGATATTTCCGGGGACTCATCAACCGCATTGACGGCATCCTGGGGAATTACCTGCAACGCGACACCCAGGAAACCAAACAGGTGCCATTTAGTGCTGAGGAGTTGCTACCTGTACAAGCCAGGAACGATTTGGCCAATATCCTCCGGGATAGTTATGCCAACATCCTGAGGCGCTCATTTTTCATCATGAACAACAGTGGCCAGTTGGATGTCCTGGACTTCTCTGAACAATTGCCATTTGTGCAATCGCTGATGGCTTCAGCCAATGAACGCGCGGCCATGATTCATGACACCACCTGGAGAGATGTAGCCAGGATTATTGAGCGCAGTGCCCAGGAGGGCTACACCGTGGCAGAAATCGCCAATGGTGTGCCTGGTGAGATGCGCGGTATTAGAACAGTATTCCGTGAGAACTACGCTGGCCCCAGGTCGCTGATGATTGCCAGGACTGAAGCAAAACGGGCACAGAACATCACCACCCTGGGCTATTACCAGGCAACTGGCATGGAGTTTTTCCAGGCAATAGACCTGGATGGTGGCCCGGATGACAACCACCGGGACCCGGCTGATGGTAGAACATGCGCTGAACGGAATGGCCAGATATACCACATCAGCCAAAACCCAATGGACATTGATGACCACCCCAATGGGACTTTGTCCTGGAGTCCGATGCCCCCGAGTTATCAGCCCGAATTTATAGAGGCACACCAGGCAGTGATTGATATGAAGGAGACCAACAATGGTTGAACGAAAACAGACCCAGCTCATGGACATCAAAATCCTGGATGCGGAACAGGGCATTGTTGAAGCCCTGGTCAACAGCATGGGAGTCAAGGACACAGACAATGACATCCTGGCACCTGAAAGTTTCAATGAGACCATCGACAGTATCCGGGACGGCTTCCCGGTCACAGTTCTCCTGGGGCATGACCCATCCAAAGTTGTGGGGAAGGTCATTGATGCTGCACCCATTAGGTATGGCGATTCCATGAAGCTGTACAACAAAATCCAATTCAACATGGATACACAGTTAGGCCGGGAAACTTTTTCCAATGTCGCTGGGGAATACATCAGCCAATATTCAGTGGGATTCAACATCAAGGAAAATGGCTCCAGGTATGTTCAGCTGGATGATGAGCCTGTCAGGGTGATTGATGCGGTTGATTGGGTTGAGACCAGTGTGGTGCTCCGGGGCGCGAGTCCCAACACCGGCACCCTGTCGGCAAAGTCTGATGAGGAAAAAGGCGCGATTGCCTACCGGGAAACTCCAACCACTGATGTCCCCTGGGACGGCCCGGCAACCCAGGCAGAAATTCCAAATGATGCTGGTGCTGAAGTCCTCCGGCGTTACTACGCATACGTAGACGAAGATGGGGACCAGGATGCCAAATCCTCATACAAGTTCATCCATCATGATTATCCATCTGGCGCTGCTAACCTCCGGGCCTGTTCCAACGGCATTGGAGTGCTAAACGGAGGCCGGGGTGGAACCACAATCCCTGAATCATCCATTGACGGGGTATATCAACATTTACGGTCACACATTGAAAGCGCATCTGAGGAGGCACCGCCCCTGGAGCGCAGTGATGACGATGAGGAGAGAAGGCGCAGACGATACAGCGCGGACTCTCACCACAACAAGGCAAACCCGGAACCGCGTGATGGTTTCGCTGCAACTGACGATGCCCCACCTGGTGAGGCCTGGATGCCAGTTACAGATGAGACCAGGGCACAAGTGCTGGAGGCGGAAGATTTCCGCAGACGGTTACTAGGAATCCGTGTGCAAATAAACCGAGTCAAACAACGACTCACGAACGAAGGGAAAACCCAGTGAATACTGAGGAAAAATTCAAATATGCTGAGGGGATTTACCATGATGCTGAATCATTGGTTGCCCAGGGCAAGACAGATGAGGCCAACGAACTCATGGACAAGGCCAAAGGCCTGTTGGATGAGGCTGAATCTGAGGCAAAAACCCATGAGAGTCTCACTTCTCTGAAGGAGAGAATTTCTGTACCTGTCAACACACTTCCAGTGTCAGTTGAGGACCAGAAGGCATGGGACCAAAATGAAGTGCGGATTGATGGTTCCATTGGTAACCAAAAAGTGTCCAACTCATTCAAGCCAGCTGGCTACAACGACTCACTCCCGGCAGCATCTCAAAGTGCCTGGGTGAAATCAGCCTATGGCCAGGACCTGAAAGACCAGGCAGCCGCTTATGAAAAGGCGTTTGAGACCTGGGTGCGGTCCAGGAGTGACATGGAGTTTGAGAAAAATGCTGAACCCTGGATGCTGAAAGCATTATCAGAAGGCACTGACTCAGCGGGTAAACAAAATCTGCCCCTTGCATTGGCGACAGTGTAAGCAAATCGGAAGAATTGACGGGAAACCTAAATTGAAAACAACAATCAACAAGGTAATCCGCAGCCGAGCCGCCCGAGCGTGGGCGGAAGGTTCAGAGACTAGGCGGGATGTCACGAACTTGACATGTAATACGCCACTAGAATCCGACAACTTTGATATTCACATTGAAGTTGATGATATAGTCCGGTCTTGTGTGAAAGCGCAAGAAAGTCACAGAAATGATGACTTCCCCTGGTTTCCAGGGAGTAACAAAAAGGGATACACAGTACCAACATTTACTGAGCCATCAGTGGTAGTCAACTCTGGCGCTTTTGGTGACCAAATCCGCCCCCGTGTTCGACAGTTCAACGTGTCAACAGATGCTGGAACTATTCCAACATCAGGTGGTGTTTCCGTTTCAGCAATTGCTGAGGCTGGCGCAATCACCGGGGCTGAAAGTGACCCAACCTTCACAGGTGTGTCATTCGCCATCAACAAATATGGTGCCCTGACCAGGGTGTC